TGCAAGAAACTTCGAGAGCCAATACGGTGTTAAAGTGTTTAATTAAAGTGTATAATATAGTATGAGTGAAAATAAAGATAAAGCAAGACAAAACGTTGATTACGGATACGATATTCAGCGTGTGTATTTAGAAATGATGTTGGCAGATGCTGGTACGTTTGTGCGTTGCCAAAGCATCTTTGACAGTAAACTGTTCGATAGAAAACTACAAGATCCAGCAGAATTTCTAACCAAATATGTGACTGAAAATAATGTGTTGCCTACACCAGATATTTTAAATGCGGCCACTGGCAGTAATTTAAAAGCGGCTACGGATTTGCGTGAAGAACATTTTGAATGGCTAATGAATGACTTTGAAACATTTACCAGACACAAAGGACTTGAACGTGCTATTCTAGAAAGTGCAGACTTGTTAGAAAAAGGTGAGTATGGTCCGGTAGAAGAAAAGATTAAACAGGCAGTACAAGTTGGTTTACAACGAGACATGGGTACAGATTATTTTAAAGATCCTCGTGCTCGTCTAATGGCTATTAAGGATAAAAATGGACAAATTTCTACAGGTTGGAAGGCAGTTGATGACAAGTTGTTTGGAGGCTTTAACCGCGGCGAGCTCAACATTTGGGCAGGTGGTAGCGGTGCTGGTAAATCCTTATTCTTGGCTAATCTTGGTGTCAACTATGCTCTTGCTGGATATAATGTAATCTATCTAACACTTGAATTGAGTGAAGAGTTAGTTAGTATGCGTGTGGATGCAATGGTAACTGGAATACCTACTAGAGAGATTTTTAAGAACCTCGATGATGTGGAAATGAAAGTTAAGATGATTGGTAAGAAGAGTGGACAGTTACAAGTCAAGTATATGCCCAGCGGTAAGACAGCCAACGACATTCGTGCATATTTGAAAGAGTATGAGATTAAAATGGACCGTAAGGTTGATGTGTTGCTAGTTGACTACATGGACTTGTTAATGCCTTTGAGCAAGCGCATCAGTGCTGAAAACTTGTTTGTTAAAGACAAATATGTGTCAGAAGAATTGCGTAATTTAGCAGTGGAAAAGAACTGTGTGTTTGTGACTGCGGCACAGTTGAATCGCGGTGCAGTAGAGGAAGTTGAGTTTGACCACAGTCATATCTCCGGTGGACTATCTAAGATACAAACTGCGGATAATGTGTTTGGTATCTTTACAAGTCGAGCTATGCGTGAGCGTGGACGTTATCAAATTCAGTTAATGAAGACACGCTCTAGCAGTGGTGTTGGCATGAAAATTGATTTGGAGTTTAACATTGATACTCTACGCATTACAGATCTTGAGCAAGAAGATACTTATGGCAGTGGGCAAGCCAGTGCAGGATCGAGTTTACTCAACAGTATTAAACAGAGACAAACTGTTGCGGCTGATGATGCTGGGGGAACCAGTGCTCCGTGGGAACGTGCTAGTCCAGTAGAAGGATTTGATTTGGCCAAGCCAAAGATCAAAGCTGAAGTTGCAGGCAGCAAATTGAGAGAACTACTGAACAACTTGCCCGGAGATGATGTGTAATCTGAATGTAATCGTGTTTTTATACTATTATAATAAATACGCATATAATACAAAAGGTAGCGAGCCATGGAATTACATCACATTACTGACATTACTGATCCGTTAGTTAGACTAATCAAGGACGATCCGGTACGTCCACATATTCCACTTGAGCAACGTATTAACGAAGCCGCAGAGATACTGATCCTCAAAGCAGGAGAAGAAATATTGGCCGCTACTTGTATGCAATGGTTGAGTACAGTTCCAGAATGCGAAGAAGATTTAATCAGCATGGGCAAGGACAAACAAGTTGCTGTATTTTATACAATTTGGAGTTATAGCCCAGGTGCTGGCGCAACATTGTTACAACAGGCCGCTAGTTGGTTAAAAAGTGAATTCAAAGATTTAAAGGGCATAGTTACATTAAGTCCACAAACGCCGATGGCAGAACGTTTTCATTTGAAAAACGGTGCAAAGGTTCGTAAAACTAACGAAACAACAGTTAACTACGAATACTACTTTAAAGAGTAATCCGCACATGCATCACAGCTCAAACCCCGAAAGGGGTTTTAGTTTGGGTCGATAAATACAATACTAATCAAGGATTGGACTGATGAAACATGTAAGATTACCTGCGTATGACGCAACAGAGTTGGATAGATTAAGCTACTCAAGCGGCGAACTTGTCAACGATTCCACCAACTTACTCGTTCGTTATATGGACGGGGTAACTCCTGGCGGATTTAAATTAGCTACCCAATCATATGTTCAAAACAATACTATTACATCTGGCAACTTAGCATCAAATTTAGCCACAGCATTACAACCTTATGCTCTTACATCAGCGTTATCTGCTTATGCCACTACCTCTGCATTAAATTCAGCAGTATCTGCAATACCAATTTACTCGCTACCTACTGCATCAAATAGTGTACTAGGTGGTGTCAAAGTTGACGGCACTAGTATTACAATCAGTAACGGTGTTATCAGCGGAAGCAATCAATACTCATTACCAATAGCAACAACTAGCATACTGGGTGGTGTTAAGCCAGATGGAACTACTATTACAATTAATCCATCAACCGGAGTAATCAGCGGAGCAAATACATACGTATTACCAACAGCAACAACTAGTGTTAAAGGTGGTGTAACGATTCCAGCAGTGGCTACTAGTGGCATTAACAATACTAGCGGTGCTATTAGTCTAGCACAAGCAACGACAACACAATTAGGTGGTGTTAAAGTTGACGGAACTACTATTACAATTAATGCAGGAACTGGAGTAATCAGCGGAGCAAATACATACGTATTACCAACAGCAACAGATACAGTTAAGGGAGGTGTTACTATCCCAGCAACAGCCAACTCAGGACTGACAAATACTGCTGGTGCTATTCGATTAGCCACTGCAACTACTAACCAGTTAGGTGGAGTTAAAGTCGACGGTGTTACAATTACTATTAACGGTTCGGGTGTTATTGCGGCGAATATTACTGGAGCCATTGTGTTCCAAGGTGGTTGGTCAGCGGCAACTAATACGCCAACACTGAGCAATGCATCCAGTGCCTATAACACAAACGGTTTTGAATTTGTTAATACTGCCGCAGGTACAGTTAACTTTGGTGCAGGTAACGTGACATTTGCCGTTGGTGATAACGTGATTTATGACGGTGTCAAGTGGGTTAAGATTCCTATTGGATCATCAGCTGGTACTGTTAACAGTTTATTAACCATTGATAATTCTGGAACAGGCACAACCAGCGGTACTACGTTTAATGGTTCGGCCGCTGTTACAATCAGTTATAATTCTATTGGCGCAAGTCCGTTGATAGGATCATCAAGTTTAACCACAGTAGGTACAGTTACTACAGGTACATGGAACGCAGACATTATTGCTCCAGCGTACGGTGGCACAGGAGTTGCTAATAGTTTTACTTTAACTGTTTCAGGAGCTAATCGTACACTAAATCAAAGTGTAGCTAGTGGTGCAAGTCCAACATTTGATGCCGCAAATATTTCAGGTACTGCACCTAGTTTGTCAGTAGGAACTGCTACCAGTGCTGGCAATGCTACAACAGCTGGTAAGGCCACTAATTTAGCAGGCGGCGCCAACTACAGGATAGCATACCAAACTGGTGTCGATGCCACTGGGTTTATTGCCGCACCTGCTGATAATACCTATTTAAAATATACCACAGTGGGCGGCATAGTTTGGACTACAGTGGCTACTGCCGCAGCCGCAACTAACGTAGCTGGTGGTGCCGCCAGTAGAATTGTTTATAATACCGCGGCTGATACTACTGGATTTATTGTAGCACCTACTGTGGCTAGCACATATTTACAATGGAACGGTACAGCGTTTGTGTTTGCCGCAGTTACTGGTGCTACTGGTGGTACAGTAACCAGTGTAGGTGGTACAGGTACAATCAGCGGTATTACATTATCAGGTACAGTGACCAGCACTGGTAACTTGACCTTGGGCGGCTCATTAAGTCTAATTAGTCCTCCAGCTATTGGATCTACTACACCTAACACTGGTGCTTTTAGTATTCTAACAGTTAACGGTGCTGGTACTAGTGCTGTTACATTAAGCCCAACTGGCTCAGGAACAGTAACAATTAACCCAACAACTGTTGGTACTATCAACAATGTGAGCATTGGTGCCACAACTCGCGCGGCCGGTAACTTTACAACACTTGACTCTAACAATAGATATACTAACAGCTTCTTATCTACTACAGCAGACGGTGGCGGCTCAATATATCTAAGTAATGCCACAAACGGCCGTATTGACTTTATAGCCGGAGGCTTTGCGGCGCCTGCATTTACTACTCGTAGTGTAGGTACAAAAATTGTGTTGTTTCCGCAAATTGGTGCAGCCGCAGTTGACTATGCTATTGGTATTGAGAGCGGCACACAGTGGTCTTCAGTTCCTTCAAGCGCACAACAGTTCAAATGGTACGCTGGCACAACTAATATAGCAACTTTGAGTGGTGCTGGTGCGTTATCAGCAGTAACATTCACCAGCACACAAGCAACAGGCACAGCACCATTCACAGTGACTAGCACTACCAATGTGGCCAACTTGAACGCATCCAGTGTGAACGGTGTCACAGCAGACAAGATGTATCTGCAGGCCACCACTAGATTAGCAGTGACCAACAACGGTGCAACTGCCTACAGATTTGATCAGTATGGTGTTACAGACGACCCTACTATATATGCTACCAGCGGCGCTACTATTGCGTTTGAGCTCAATGTGACAGGCCACCCTTTCTTGATTAGAACCAGCGGTGGTGTTAATTACGACACTGGGTTAACACATGTCAGCCCCACAGGTACTGTGCTTACAGGGTCAGCCGCTCAAGGACAAGTATCAGGCACTTTATACTGGAAGATACCAGCGGCCACAACTGGCGCATATCAATACATCTGTAGCGTACACAGTGTCATGGTGGGTGTGATCACCATTAGCCCAGGCACTGCAACCAACGGTCCTGCATTTAGAGCATACATAGCCGTTGGACAAACTATTTTATCAAATGGCGCACAACAAAAAGTAACATTTGGTACTGAAACATTTGATACCAATGCCAACTTTGCCACCAGCAGATTCACACCTACTGTGGAAGGTTATTACCAACTTAACAGCACAGTTCGTATAGCAGGCCCTTCTAGTACAGGAGAGTGTATGCTGATACTTTATAAGAACGGTTCAGAATATGCCCGCGGCTCAAACCAATCTGGTACTGAACAAGGTGCCAGTTTTTATTCAATGCAGGTATCGGACATAGCCTATGCCAACGGTTCTTCAGACTACTTTGAGATTTATATACAACAAACCGGGGGCGTTAGCAAAGATACCACAGCAGGTGCAAACATATCCTACTTCAGCGGTGCAATGATCCGCGGCGCTTAACGGCAATGCCACATGCTGACCCTAACTAGAGTTCAGCAGGAACAAGACAATCTCTACATAGCTGAAATTGCCGGACCTCAAGGCACCATACTCATGCGGGATTTGGTGTGGATAGTGGACCGAGCTGACATTCTAGACATATACTACTGGGAAGCGTGGGCAGTGCTACAGGGTGCTTACCACTGCTGTTTTTCAATTCCTGGTAAAGTTACGCTGTTGCCACCAAACAAACCAGGGCGTTAGATGTGCCAAAGCCATAATCAGCCACATGGCTGGCATGCTCCAAGATCCAGCACCGCACACATTGGGTGCTTGTGCCAGCTCCCAAATGAATCCCAAAACAAACAAGGGTGCAGGCGCCAAACTGATTAGTGTCCATGGTTTTATCATAATCAATATCCAAATCTAATACGGCTACTGTGACTGTGTATGGTGTCCCGAATCATGATGTTAAACCCCACGCTGATTCTAGGTTTAGTCAACTGATGACTGCTGTTGCTTTCCGTACTGTGCAGTAACCACGACGGCCACATCAACACACGCCCTTCAATGGGAGTAACAACCAAATGATCCTCCACAATGGCTTTGCGTAGATACACCACTGAATTTTGTGGACGTGGATCAAAGAACCGTATGTGTTGACTATGCTCAGGTGCTTGCAAGTACAAACAACCACTTAGTATTGAGTTTGGATGTGTATGGGCAGTATGATTACTCTGTTGATATTGAGCATTGATCCACATGGTGGTGATAAATGCATCTTCACGTAGTATGGCCATGCTGTCCAAGGCTTGATTGGCCGCAGACATGATAGCTGATGCCATGTCTGCCCAAACAGGATCTTCATGTAGTAAGTCCGTAGTACACCAAGGCCTATGCCCATATAGATTGAGTAACTGTTCGTCAGGCAATAAGAGACTCACAGCCCTAGTGCGCCATGAGTCCAGCTGAGATTCCGTGAAATCATGTGTGAATAAAGGTGTGGGCCAGAGTATTTGTACGTTCATATAATATGTATCTGGCAGTGTGCGATTCCACGGGCCATCTTGATTTTACTCGCGAAGCGGCCGCGAAAAAATTTTAGCATACTCTTATGCTACGAAGTAGCAAGCGGTAAAACGCAGATACTAAGTTTCTGCTTGCTGAGCCATAAATATCTGTATGCCAAGAACGTTCTATCTACCGGATATACACAGTTTTGAACACATTGCCACAGCGCATTGGCCCATGAAGTTCACCAAGGATAATCAACTGGATTGGATAAGTGCTGTGGATGAAATGGAATCATGGCTTAACTGTTATATAGGCGCTCACTATAGTCATTGGGCGTATCACAATGGAACGAGCGTGGACTATTGGCAAGCCTGTATAGCATTCCGTAAACCCACATATAAAACCTTATTCTTACTACAATGGACTTGACTCTGTTAGAACCTTATATACTAGATGAATGGATATTCATACCTGCAATGCTGGCGATACTGCTGAACAGTTTTGGATTGGGATTGGTTGTGGGTTTTATATGGGTCGCCCTGTAGCTAGATCCAAGCTGTCATCTACCATGTGAGCGCACTCGTGAAAGCGCATGATAAACTCTGTTAGCACAGCACCTTCTGGAATCCACATGCGTGTACGATTCAAGTGTACTTCTACTGCCAGTTTATGGTCTCTAATGAACTCGAATACTTCTCTAGCACGGGGATCTTGATTGAGTACGTAATAGTGTCTAGTGTTCACGGCATGTCCTTGTGATGTGTGTTAGCGGCGAGAAAAAAGTTTTCCAATGGGACCAAGCAAATCCCACTTGGGCCGCACAGGTGATATGTTGATATTGGTGGCAGGATTGTGATGATTCAATGTGTAACGATTGGGCCAATGATAAGGCTGTGTCCAATGCCCTTTTGCCACACCATGTGCCACGTCTGTCAATATCACTGACGGATCATCATTGCCGTTTTGACAGCATTCGGGTATGATTTGAATACTGTGATCTGCGCCCAACACTGGAAACAAACGTCTAATGCCCACTGGACGATCAAACAAACAAGCTCTCCAACTGCAACC